CAGCCGCCGCCCCGGAGGCCGGAGACCAAGACGGCCATGACGTCCCGCGCGCTGTGCGCGCCGGTCTCGAAGCGCTCGATCAGCTCGATCAGGCTGCCGCAGCCGAGCTCTGCCTCGAGCTCGGCCAGAGCGCCCAGGGTGAGCTTGGCCACGTGGCGCTCGCCGTCGACGACCAGCGCCACCTCCCCTGTCCACGGATTTGCCATCCGTCAGGCCGCCTCGAAGTCGATCCGGCCGGCAGAGGCCATGGTCAGCTCGTAGGTGGCTGCACCCTCATAGTCGCCGGCGTACTCGATCGCGGTGATCTGGAAGGCGCCCTCCATTATGCCGAAGTCCGGCACGACGATCTGGAAACGCGGCGCCTCCTGCGCGAAGAATACATCGCGTGCCCGCGCGTCGCTCGTGGCGTCCTTGAACACGCCCGAGCCCGACAGGTTCGCGCTTCGCACGCCGGCTCCGACCAGCAATTCGCGCCAGCCGCCCTGGCTCTCGATGGTCGTCACGTCCACGCTGTCGGCATTCAGTCCGAAGCGCGTCGCGCGCAGGCCAGCGAGCGTCTCGAAGGCTCCGCCCCCCGCCGCCTCGATCTTGATAAGCAGGTCCTTGCCGGATTGAGCACCCATGGCTCTCCTCCATGTTCGATTGCTTGCGAGAGGCGCGAGGCTCAGTCCTCGGCCACGAGCGCGGCGAAGCGCAGGTCGATCCGCCGCCGCGCTGCCCGTCCGGCACGGCGGGCCCGCGCACGAACGAAATCCATTCGCACGACACGCCCGCGCGCCAGCGTCGGACGCTTGTCGACCAGGGCGTCCGAGACCGCTGCAGCAACCTCTTTCGCGGCGTGAAAGCCGCCCGCGTCGGACACCACGCTCACCGTGAACTCGTGTCGCGCCGCGCGGCCGGTGAAGTCGCCTCGGTCGCGCGCCTCCTCCGGGCCGAGGCTGACGTAGAGCGCCGGCACCTCGCCAACCGGCGCGGCGTCGTAGATCCGACCACCTGCGAGGGCCCGGACGACCGGATCGGCCGTCAGAAGCTGATAGATACCCGCCTGGAGAGCGGCCGCAGCGCCATAGCTCATGCCGAAACCTCCTCCTCGACGACCTCGCATTCGAGGAATCGCTGTCCTTGATCTGCCGCGGCGACGGAGAGGATGCGGAAGGCCCGCGCCCCCTCGCGAAAGCGCTGGTCCGCCCGCGGCCGCGACGGGCGCCCGGGCGGCACCGCCCGCAGCACCACTCGATAGGGCACGATGCTGGTGGCGAGCGTGTCGCGCTCCGTCTCCCGACCACGCCGTGCCGTCACTTCGGCCCAGTGCGCCCCGAGCGGCACCCAGGTCTCGACATAGCCGCCCGCTCCGTCGGGCACGCGCTCGCGGGCCTCGAGCGTCAGGCGGCGGCTGAGGGTCGGCTCGCGAGCCGCCATCAGACCGATCTCCCGCCACTCAGGCGCACCATCCGCCAAGAGGCGATCAGACGCGACACGCCGTACGGGATCCGCTCTGCGCCGCTGCGCGCCTCGTGGCGATACTCGTAGTAATAGGCCGCGAACATGAAGACGGCGTGGCCGAGATCGCCGGGCACGCCGCCCCAGGCCGGCGCGAAGCCTGCCCGAAAGGCGAGCTGGGCACGCCCGCCTCCGGGGATTGTCGGCAGGCAGCCGCCGGCCGGACGCACCACGGGCCGATGCAGGTCAGGTGCCAGCCTGTAGCGCTCGGCCGAGACCGCGGTCTCTGTGCCGAACTCGTCGACAAGCGTCATTCCCGTCATCGCGCGCACCGGCGCCACCGGCAGCGGCTGCGCGTCGGGCGCGGACCAGGCGCTGACTTCCAGCGCGAAGTCCCGCTCGATCAGCGCCTTGCCCGTCCAAGCCTCGACAGCGGCGATTGCCGCGCGCAGGTAGGTTTCCAGCAGGCCGTCCTCGAGGCCATCGTCGGCAAATCCCGTGCCCAGCCGCAGATGGTCGCGGAACTGCAATACCGGCAGCGCCGTGCCTGGCACCGCCGTCACTTCGGTCAGCATCATCCGATCTCTCCGCTCGCCGCCGTCCTCCAAGAAGGGCGAGGGCACCGGCCCCCGCCCCGGACGCGTCTCAGGTGGCCGAGAAGCGGAGCACCTTGATCGCGGCGAAGTCGGTCACGTCGCCGCCCACGCGCTTCGTCGCGTAGAAGAGCACGTTCGGCTTGGCCGAGAACGGATCACGAAGCACGCGGATGTCCGGCCGCTCGGCGACCGTGTAGCCGGCCCCGAAGTCGCCGAAGGCAATGGCGGCCGCGCCGGTCGCGATTTCGGGCATGTCCTCGGCGATCAGCACCGGGTAGCCGAGCAGGCGCGCTGGCTCGCCGGCGGCCAGACCGTCGGCCCAGAGAAACCGACCGTCGTTGTCCTTCAGCCGGCGAACGGCGCCCGCGGTCTTCGAGTTCATCACGAAGGTCGCGTTCGCCCGATAGCTCGCGCCGAGCGCGTAGACGAGGTCGATCAGCGCGTCCGCCTCGCCGAAATCGCCGTCGACTCCGGTTGGGACGTAGCCGATCTCCCCCCATGCCCACGCGGAATTGTCAGCGATCGTGTGGGTCAGGAAGCCCTTCGGCTTGCCGGTACCGTCGCCCGCGACAAAAGCAGCTGCCTCGGCGCGCGCGAACTTCTCCGCGATCCGCCCGGCGAGCCAGGAGTCGATGTCGAAGGCGGAATCGTCCAACAGCCGCTGCGACGCCTTCGGCATCGCCGAGAGCTCATGCAACGGGATCGAGATGCGCTCGATCGCCGGCGTGGCGGTTTCGGTCGAAGCTGACACCTCGTCGGCCCAGCCCGTCTCGAGTTCGCCGCGATCGACGAGCACGTCGTAGCTGCCCGCTTCGACGTTGACGACGTTCGCCACCGCCCGGATCGAGGCCGTGCCGTCCAGCACCGAGCGGATCGTCTCCGACGTCTCGGGGTCGACGAGATAGCCGCCGTCGCCGGCGACCGCCGTCGACATCGCCTTGCCCTCCAGTTCCAGTCCGCGCAGCGCGTCGTCGTCGCCCGAACGCAGATACGCCTCGAAGGCCTTGGCGTGGGGCGCGGCGAGATCCTCATACTCGGGTGTGGACAGGGCGGGGCGCCCGAGGGGCGCGGTCTTGCGGTCCAGCATGGTCAGTCGCTCTTCCTGGTTGTCGATCTTCTTCAGGGTTTCGGCACGGAACGACTTGAAGTCGTCCAGAAATCCGCTCAGCGCCGTGCGGATGTCGGCGGTCCCGCCGCCCGAGGTCTTGGCCTCGGGCGCACCGGTCCCGCGCGCGGCCGTGGTGTCGGTCGTGCTCATCGGTTTCCTCTGATCTGGAAGGTCCGGCGCGCTTCAGGCCGCGCCCATCTCGTGGCGGGCGGCCTCGATCGCCGCCGCCAGCTCCTGCATCAGGTCGCCCTCGCGCTCTTCCCGCTTGGCGCCGACCCGTGCCTCGGCGAGCATCGGGAAAGTCACGAGCGACACCTCCCAGAGCTCCAGTTCGTGCAGGACGCGGCGCCCGGCCCCGTCCCTCTCGGCTCGCTTCGTGCGATAGCCGATCGAAAGACCGTCGATCGCCCCCGCTTCGACGAGCGCCGCCGCCTCGCGACCCCGCGCCACGTCGCGCACCAGGCGTCCCTTGACGTAAAGCCCACGTCGATCTTCGCGTACGTCGTCCCACACGCCGACGGGCTGCGCCGGGTCGTGCTGCCAGAGCATTTTCACCTTGCGCCCCTCGCGCTTCATCGTGGCCAGGGAGTCGGCGTAGGCGCCCGGATGGACCACGTCGCCGCCCCGGTCGGGCAGGCCATAGAGCGAAGCGTAACCCTCCACCCGCATCCCTTCGACGAGGCTTAGCCCTGCCTTCTGCTGGCAGAACTTCGTCTCCAGCCCGTGTTCAAGTGCCATCACGCATTCCCTTCCATCTCGGCCGGCAGCCCCAGCAGCGCCCGCTTCTCCGCACTTGTCAGGAAGTCGGCCTCGCCGATCCGGCGCCACGCCGCCTCGCGCGCGGGCCCGCCCGCCGGCCCCAG